ACAATAGGACGCAATGGAATTACTTTTAATAATATTCATTACTATAATGATAACTGCATTAAATATTTTAACAAGAAAGTTTTAGTTAAATATGACCCTGTCAATCCAGATTTAGTATACATATTTGATAAAGATGAAAATTTTCTTTTTATTGCAACAAAGATTGAAAAAATGAGTTTTAATCCTAGTGAAGATGACTATTTGAGAGAAAACAATCGAAAGAAACTGGCAAAACAAATTGTATTGAATGAGTTCAAAAAAGATAACAGCATCAGAAGTACAGAATCAATAAGTGAAAGGCTTAATCTGATAGCTGATGGCATTGAAAAAGCTCCTATCAGTAAGCAAAAGACTGTGAGTATAGTTCGTAATGAAAAGATTGAGGAGAACATAAAGAGATTAAAACAGTCTGATTTTGATAGGGAATATGCAGACAACCTATCAAGGATTAGACAAAGCAAAGCTGAAATAACACAGAAACAAAAAGAACTTGGTGACAAATTTAGGAAAAAAATGCTTGATTTAGCATGGGAAAAACAGGCATAGGAGGAGATAATGGACAAAATTCAAGTAGTACATACTCAGGTGCTGGAAGAGGTGACAATGGCAGTTTCTTTTGCTGAAGCTGCCGGTGATATTTCACTTATATACGGTGAAGCCGGTTTAGGTAAAACAGTATCACTTAAGGAATATGCACATTTACATCCAGAAGCAATATACATTGAATTAAAAGACTGTGACAAATCTGTTAAGGGTGTATGTGAGAAAATTTTAGATGCAATAGGCAAATCACAAAGTGGAACAGATAGAAAGCTTGTCGATGCGATTTCGGATTATCTCTTATCTAATCCGCGTTTAATAATTATTGATGAGGCACAACATCTTTCAGTAAGAGCATTAGAGAACTTAAGAGCCATAAATGATGTAACTGAATCAGGAATTGTACTTTGTGGTAATCCTACAGTATATGACAGGATGCATGGACGCGGACAGGCACATTTTGCACAACTTTATAGCCGCATAGGAATACGAAGACATATTATAGAGCCTACACTTGATGATATTACCTTAATCTTTGAAAAGTACAGGCTAGAGAAAGACAGTATATTGTTCCTACATAAGCTTGCTCTACAGCGCGGTGGAATTCGAAACTGCGTTAAGGTCTTAAATATAGCCTTACAGCTTATAGACATCCAAAAAGAGCCTCTTACTATTGACCACTTAAACTCAGCATACCAACTAAGGAATGGGGTACAATAAAAGAGGCATAGGAGTTGCAGCTCCTATGCTGATTATACTACATTTACTTATATTAAACAACATTTAGAAAGGACGGATTATTATATGACTGCTATGGAAGAAGCAATAAACTTCAATAAAGACAATATCTTTGAATACCTTTTTGAAATACTTTTTAATAAAAATGCTGACCTATTCGGCAAAGAGGCGGAAAATGCAATAAACGAACTTAATGCTCTTATAAGTCAGAAAACAAATGCCACTGCCGACACACAATTTGATATTGAAGATACGATAACTAGAGCAATGGTAAGCGTCTCACAGTATGCTTTTAAATCCGGTTTCACAGAAGCATGCAGGCTAAATAAAACAATAAATACTCTCTAATGTAATTACATACCCCTGCCATAGCGTGCGAACCGCGTGCGCACGCGTGAGAACAGGGGTATAATTTGTTCTTTGAAGATTTACCCATTAAATCATTAAAATCGCTCTATGAGGCTTATACGAGTTTTAAGCAAAGTTATATTTGCTTTAGCAACTTTACAGGCTCTTTCTTAACTGTCTGCCAAAGTCTTCTTTTGATATACCTGTCATTCTGCAAATTTCCTTTTGTATATCAGTTAAGAATATTTTGTCATTACTTGAGGTCTTTAATGAATTGATTATAGGTGTCATTCCATTTATGGCAGGAGTATTAGTTAATGCAACAGAGTGCAACTGCGTTACTCTTTTATCTGCTTTGTTTACAAGTACCACAGGTGATAAATATCTATACTCCCTTTGTAATAGATACTGTTTAGCTTTGTCTGTCCACTCAACTTTTGCATATATGCCATCTTCTTTTAATATAAGTGTCTTTATCCATCCTCCAGCAGGAGCTTGAACACTTTCTAATGTCTGATGTTCATAATCAATGACAATATCAACTTTCCTTTTTCTCAAATATTCTGTCATAGCTAAAAAGCTGTTTTTGTCTACTATGAAATCACCCTTTTCAGAAGATACCAGTCCCAACGGAAGCACCTTGATATAATCGGGTACTTCCGCTATATTTGAGCCAGTAGACAGAACTATAATATTACTGTCCATTTACTTCCTCTTTTCCACATCATTCCTCTTTGCTTTGCTTTTCTGTAGCATCCTGTTTATTTCCTTGTTCATTTTCCTGCTTATCCTCTCCAGTACTACCATATGCAAACTGCCATAAGCCATAACCCACATTATATCTTCCTTTAGTGCCATATAAAAATTCATTCTGAATGAATACATTATCATCATTATCAGCTGTTTTAGATATAAGGCGTGTCTGTTCTCTTTCCTGAAAAACAAAAGGCTTTACATATCTTTTAGTACATAACAGATACCATTGGTCGGGATATTCCATTAATTCCGGAATCACTAACAACTCACAGGTGTTTTTATATACATTGGTTGTTCCGTTGATTTTTTCTGAAAACAATATCTCTCTTGCTATGCCTTCATTTTGGGGAGCAACAACAAGCGTATCCGGAATAATGCCAAGCAGTTTGTTTTGGTCTCCCTTAATTGTCATCATTTGAGCCCTTGCATCGGAATAGGTCTTTAATGATAGTTGCTTAGTTCCTTTGTTAGACTGCTTTCTTTTCTTGTCTAAATCAATCGGATGATTTTCACTAAAAAATGGTACAGCGTCATAGCTTAACTCTTCAAAGCCTTTTGCCATTAAACCAAATACAAGTNCCGTCATAGCTTAATTCTTCAAAGCCTTTTGCCATTAAGCCAAATACAAGTTCATCAGGATGCTTCCTTGCATTTAATCCCATTTCTGCCATAAGCGGAGCATAAACTCCATATAAATCATCTGCAATATCATTTGCAGGAACAGCAACAGTACATTCATATGTTTTATTTACTATTGAATAGGCGTAAGTGCTGAAGCTTTGAATGGTTCTTTCGCCTATCCATTCTCTGATATTAGGAATCTGTCCCATCCAAGCATAGGTTGTTTCTCTGGTTGTTGATGCCACTTGCATAGCAACTTTAGGATAATTTACCTCCGCATTTTCAAATGCGTTGTTAAATCTTGCGCTATATGCTACATCCAGTCCCTTTAATGATTGCTGATTAATTACCATGCTTTTACACATCCTTCCTCTAATGGTGAAACCCTGACTGCTACAATTCTATCAGTCCCATCTTCAATGTCTGCCTTATCATCACTTGTTTCAAAATAAACTATTTCTCCTGCTTTTATGGCATTAGAAGCATTGAGAGAAACTGTATTTTTACCATCAAAATAGCAAGGTTTTCCAATGTCATCCTCTGTTATATCTCCACTAGGGTTATACAATGATTTATAACCATCACGACAGATTACAAGTCTGCTGCCATCTTTTAACTCCAAAATATTGGTAGCTATACCAAAGTGTATGGCATTATCAATATAATGTTCTGCCGTTACAGCTTCGAAAGTATCAAGGTCTAGTATTACTGAATTATTGACCTCTAATATTTCACCTTCTTTTATTTTGAACATAAAAACATGCTCTCTTGAGACGTTAAAAATAGCTTTTCTTGTTAGTAATGCGTTTAATAACTCCATAATTCCTCCTAATTTTTCAATTTTTCTTTTAATTCGTTCAGCAGCTCTTTAAATTTCTTTGCTAGGTCTGGGTATTTCTTTACTTCATCCATTATATTATGTTCAAAAGCTTCAAATGCAAGTTCCATTTTATGTTTATAATCAAGCTCTAAGCGTTTGCTAGCTATTTCAGTTTTTTGGAGTTCAACAAATAGCCTTCCTGCTTTATCAATTGGTAATTCATTGAATTCTTCCTCTGCGGTCGCTATTTTTTGCAGTAGTCCACTTTTTAATATTGCATTAGTAGCCTTGCTTGCATCAAGCTCACTTTTTTTACCAACATAATCAATGAAAAACTTTGTTCTTTCCAAATCATCTGCCACTCTTTGAGCTGCTCTATAGATTTTGATGGCATAGTTTGAAATCGATGATAAACTTATATCCAAGTTCTGATTATTTTTAAGCCAATGTTGTATATCTGAATACTTCATGTTTTCATTAAGTAACATGTCATTTACTTTATCTAATACATCTTTAGGTAACTGATACATCTTTGAATCAGAACGGGGCTTTCTTTCTTTTCCACTCATAA